GATAACCAGAGCGGAGATAATCGCGGTTACTCTGTTCATTGCTGACCCCACAAACAGATTTCACGCTCAATCTCACGACGAGTCATGAGACCTTTCCATTGCTTACCGCCAGCATATGTCCAGCGACGTAACTGATCACATGCGCCTTTGATATCGCCCTGGTTTATTTTGCGAAGAAGCGTCGATGTTCTGAAATTGCCAGCACCCACGTTGTAAACGAATGAGTAAAGAGCGCCGCGCGTTGTTTCCGGTATATCGACTTCGATGTATGGGTTAATTTGTCTGGCGACAGTGGCAAGGTCTTTATTCAAGAGTGCTTTGCATTCTGCTTTGGTATACGTTTTACCGAGCATGATGTCTTTTCCTGTATGCCCGTGACATACGGTCCATACACCAACAATATCTTTGTATGGTATGTAGCTGACACCTTCCAGACCATCGTTACCACTTGGGCCAGTGATTAACACTGATGCTATAGCAATTGCTCCGCCACCAATAGCAGCAGCAACGGCTTTTCGTAATGATGGAGGCATTATTCACCTCTCGCAGCCTTGCGCTTATCTTCTTTAATCTTGAAATAAAGGTTTGTCAGGTACGTCAGCAGGCCAAATACCAGGCTACCCAGCACACCTATTGCTGCCCACTGTGAGGGCGTGACTTTATCGAGCAGCTGTAAAAACCAGTAACCGGCACTACCTGCTGAGGTGCCATAGGCGACACCCGTTGTTAACTTATCCATGGATTTCATAACCCCACCTCGCAGACAAAGCGGGTGTAAATTGAGGGAATACAACGTATCGCAAAAAAGCAGAAACGTAACAGACTCGGAGTCAGTGAATAACTCAGGTATTGAGTTATCAGCTAATATCGAGACTCAAAAAATGGAAAAACCAGCTCGACGGCGGGTTTAAGCTGTGTGACGAAGTAACCACTCTTAACAGCATAACCAATTTTTTACGTACGTAAACCACTGAATGATATTTATGAGAATGCTACCGAGTGTTCAAAACACCACCACAAATACATAAGAAAACCTCAACAAATAACCAATAAATAATTTCCGGCGTTATTTTTAGTTAATTTAAATTAAACCATCGAATTATAGCCCCCCCATAAATAACAGCCATTAATATAAATTAGCTAATAGGTTTATTTTTGTTCAAATAAGAGCCATAAATAGGTTTCGATAGAAAAAGTTCAGATAAAAATAGAGATCTACTTCACAAATTAAATGAGAAACTAAAACTTACATCTTGAAATAATCACATTGATTAGATGAATATTTATCGCGCAGTGACATCATTTTTTAATAATAGTTCAAAAAAAAGGGCTCACGATGAAAAAATTAACAGTGGCAATTTCTGCTGTAGCTGCATCAGTACTGATGGCGATGTCTGCTCAGGCAGCTGAAATTTATAATAAAGACAGTAACAAGCTGGATCTGTACGGGAAAGTTAATGCTAAGCACTACTTCTCCTCTAATGATGCAGATGATGGTGATACTACTTATGCCCGTCTTGGCTTCAAAGGTGAAACCCAAATCAACGATCAACTGACTGGTTTCGGTCAGTGGGAATATGAATTCAAAGGCAACCGCGCTGAATCTCAAGGTTCCTCCAAAGATAAAACCCGTCTTGCCTTCGCTGGCCTGAAATTCGGTGACTACGGCTCCATCGATTACGGCCGTAACTACGGTGTAGCATACGACATCGGTGCGTGGACTGACGTCCTGCCAGAATTCGGTGGTGACACTTGGACTCAAACAGATGTGTTCATGACTGGTCGCACCACTGGTGTTGCAACTTATCGTAACAACGACTTCTTTGGTCTGGTTGATGGTCTGAACTTTGCTGCTCAGTATCAGGGTAAAAATGACCGCACTGACGTAACTGAAGCTAATGGTGATGGTTTCGGTTTCTCCACTACTTATGAGTATGAAGGATTCGGTGTAGGTGCAACCTATGCTAAATCTGATCGCACTAATAATCAGGTTATCTACGGTAACAACGGTCTGAATGCTTCTGGTCAAAATGCTGAAGTATGGGCAGCTGGTCTGAAATATGATGCGAACAACATCTATCTGGCCACCACCTATTCTGAAACCCAGAACATGACTGTTTTTGGTAATAACCATATTGCCAACAAAGCACAAAACTTCGAAGCTGTTGCACAATATCAGTTCGACTTCGGCCTGCGTCCATCCGTTGCTTACCTGCATTCTAAAGGAAAAGACTTGGGTGTTTGGGGTGATCAGGACCTGGTTGAATATGTTGATGTAGGTGCAACCTATTACTTCAACAAAAATATGTCCACTTTTGTTGACTACAAAATCAACCTGATTGATAAGAGCGATTTCACGAAAGCATCTGGCGTTGCTACCGATGATATCGTTGCTGTAGGTATGGTTTACCAGTTCTAATTTGATTACTAAAAGATATGTTGTGGGGGGGTTTGCCTCCCCAACATATAAGTGGCTCCCTCAAGCCACTTCCTTTAGAAGCACAACCGTGCTTCTAACTATACAAACCTTCTGTTATATATTACCCTTTATTTTTGGGGGCGTTTCAACGCCCCATTTTTAATAACTTTTAGTAAATAATTGGCGTATTAATTAGAGTTATTAACAACGATATCCATCTCTAACCGGATATCTAATGCCATTAACATCCCTTCAATTATGCCCTCAGCCTTTTGTAACCTTTTCCCGATATAACCATCAGAGCAGCAATGCTTACCTGCCAGTGACATGAATGTCATACCGACTACATAATAATCTACTAATAAATCGTGCAAATCGCTGTTGTTCTTTTTCAGACGGGCCATGCACCCGCAAATGATCATCGCGTCATCGTCACAACATTGCGGGCGAGATTTTACTTTTGAAGGAATTAATCCCTTAAAACCGGCGGCAATGGACGACCAGGTCACATCTTCATGATTATTAGCCGCCCACGCTCCCCAACGCTCAAGAACCATCTGAATATCACGCATCAACTTACTCCACAAAAATCAGACCAGAACGCCAATTACAAGCAACAAAACAGTATTAGTTGATTGTTATCTCTGACTTCATACTCCTGCTCCTGTCAGGGTTTTGGCGTAATTCTTCAGTATTCGGTAATCGGTCAAAACAGAACCGGGGAAACGATATAAGCGCAGACGCCCCCAGCGGTGGCGAAGAAGTTCTGCCATATTAAACTCAAACATCATTCATTCCCCATTTCGGTGATGGTCAGTTCCAGCCTCCCACCTTTGGTAACAGGCATCTTCACAACGCGGTAATCAACGACCTGAGCATCATCCAGCCAGAAACCTGCTTTAGTGAGTGCGTCAAAAGCGGCTTTTTGCAGATTATCCAGGTCACGGCGACGGCGATCCGGCATGTAGCACTCAATGCGGATTTTCACAGGCATAGCCAGGCCGATATCCAGCATTGCGTTTTTAATGATTCGGGCGACGTTATCGCGGTATGCCTGCCCCTCTGCGCTGACGTGCGTGCGCCCGCGATTATGGCGGTAATAGCGATTATTGCTCGGAGGCCAGGGTAATGTGATGCTGTAGGTATTCACGCCTTAATAACCCCCTCTTTCAGCCAGATAACCTGTGTTCTCGCCATACCTTCCAGCGCGCATTCTTTTGCATATGCAGCATCGACAAAATGTGTGCGGCGGTCGATTTCGTCGTGGCAGGCAGAACATGCAATGGTGGCAATCAGGTCTGGCGGTTTGGTACCGGTGCCGCACAATCCAGTCAGCCGGATATGTGCCAGTACAGACGTTTCAGGGTTGCCATTACATACGCCAGGGATTCTTACCTGGCATTCCCGACTACGCGCTGCTTTTCTCAAATCAGCCATGATTCCTCCTTGCTGCCAGTCGCAACCATTTTTTATCAACCAGGCTGGCGGTATATCCGAGCAGTGTTGGTATTTCGGAAGGCTTCAGCTCCGGTTTACGCTTACGACGATTTGGTACTCTGTAGATGTGTCCGTTCATGACACGAATAAGCGGTGTAGCCATTACGCCTCCTGTTTGTCGCGGAGCTGCTGGAACTCGCAGCTCTGCGGAATAGTCAGGTGGCAGCCAATATTCATCGCCCAGGCTTCAACCTTACACAGGAAGACATACATCTCTCCGGTATCAAGATCGGAGGTATGGCGTAACGACTGGATAGTGGTGATATCACCGGTTACGACATCAACCAGGTCTTTGGTTTCATAACCGAGATATGTGTGTTTGAGAGCATCTTTTACCCAAGCTGGAGTGGCGAACGTTTTACCCTTGCTGATGAGGTATTCACTGATTTCGCTGTACCACATGTGGCTGAGTGCATTCTGGGAAAGACTGCGTCTCTCGCGCCACGGTTTAAGCACCATGCGAAAGCATTTGCCCTCCTCCAGATAAGGCTGGATCTGCCGACCGATAGCGGTGAAGTTACCGCGATGCAATTTGATACCATCTTGTGGGAGGTTCACGCTTCACCTCCGCAGAGATCAAACGCTGGATGCAAAATATCGCAGGTGCATTTCTGCATCTGTGAATGGAGAAGAGAGGTTGGATTGTATGTGCGCATAAACGTCCCCGTTTAGCGCAGAAGTCACCGGAGGAGTTCAAACTCCGGTGACTTAATTATGGCAAGTTGATTGTTGAAAATCAATTTAGTGGATTTAGGCGCAATACAAAGGATCATTAGCAGCTCTAATACCGCCCTGAATCGCAAGCCCTGTATGGCAATTTGACATTGAGCATGATTGCCATCTGTGCAAGGGACCTCCATTAATCGAAACTTCCAGCAGATCTTTATCTCCTTTCATCCTGACCCCTTCATACAACATATCAAGACGCTCAACAATCAATCCTGTTGGAGGTTCCATTTTTAGAACGAGGGCAAACTCTCCTGGCCCACGTCGTATTGTTATACGCGGGCCGGTACACTCCACATCCCAATTGTCTGATTTAGCTTTCCATTCATTTTCATCTATCAGTAAAGTCTCCTTACCAATAGAATTACAGAAAATTCCTGATAAAAGCATCGGTCCATGTGGTATGGGTGAAGGTTTCACAGAAAGAATGGGTTGTTCGTTGACTACAATCAAATTTTGACAGTTATGAAACGTCACTCCTGCAAATTTTACTGTTATAGGCTCATTATGAAAATCAAACATTTCATTTGCAAAACCAGCCTGTAAGCACTTGGGATTTCTGTCAGCTATTTCCACTGTCTGTGCTGAAAGTCTACCACGAGCTCTTTTTTGATTGCATTGGGAGCAAAGAAGTGTCATTCCATTCGGATCATGTACTTTGGCATCAACGAAGTCAGGTTTAAAATGCTCATAATCATAAAATCCAAATCCACAAATTACACAGCCAAAGCCGCACCTTTGCCTTATCTGACGTTTTATTGTCTCAGGTATTCTTCTTGAGAGCCCGTGTTTATTAATATTGTCCATATGGTTAGTACGCTATAAGTTTGTTTCTATAATTTTACCACAATAGATAAGTTTGTATCAGAAATCGCTATATGGAGTGAGCGGAATATTTATATTATTCATGCAATTGCTCTCCCGTACGCAGCCCGCACTTCCGTCATCGCAGAATGACGGAAGCCTTACTAACTAGCGCCTTTATTGAAACAGATTCTGAGGTAAATGCGGCAATACTCGACTCCACTTATCATCCTGCCACGGCTGAAGTTTTACATGTGCCGTTTCTCGGACGAGGATTGCTCGCGCTCTGTTGAGTATCTGGGGATATTCTTGCTCGATAGAAGTGAAGCGACCAGCTTCACGATGCTCCGCAACCTGAAGAAGAGGAGTAACGTTCTGGTAGGTAATTAACATCACATTCCCTGCTCGCCATAACCAGGCGAGTGTGCAAAGTTCGTTATCAGTGAATTGTTTTGTGATTGGGGATTGTTGAACTGCTAGAACGAGAACGCCAGCATCCATTGGCAGTCCCTATAGTAAAACCATAGCTCAGGACGCTTCGTTCAGGATAGATAATTTTATTGTACTTACCTAACTTTCTTACTATAGCACGGTTGAAAAAGTGATTATTACTCAAAAATAAACCTCACCATCAACCATATATTTGAGAGCACTTATCGCCTGCTGGGCGGATATTACTTTCATTAAAGGATAGTGTTTAAAAACAATGCCATTCATAAAATAGATATCACAGGTTTTATTATCCGTATTAATTATGATTTTTTCGAATGTTTTATAGGCAAGTGTACGGCATAACTCTCGTCCATTTTTACTGGTTAAGTCAATAGCATAAAAATCACTGAATGAATTTACACCTTTACTCTTCAAAGTTTTCAATGATACCGAAGCCCTTCTTAATTCCTTATCTAATAGTCTTATTTTCTCTGCTATAGCGGTAACTTCAGGCGCGACAGACAATGCAACGATTAAATTATTAATTTTCATCTGAAGCTCAATAATTTTTAACTCTAAAGTTTCATTAGCATCTTTCTTGTTTTCAACTGGTTGAATTTTGCTACAATTAAAAAGCAATTCATTAATGATATTATAATCAACCAAATCTCTTTTTATTGATGGCCTGTCACATCGATGTAATCTTCTCATCGGACAAACATAATAGCCATGCAAACTTCCAGATACCGCATGAACAATCATGGTATTACCACAAGCCTCACACTTCATAACTGTTCGAAGTAGATTTATTAGCATAGGATTCTTGCTACTATTGCTAATACCAAAAGGTGCCAACCGAATTTCCTGTACAGCGTAAAACAAATCATCTGATATGACTCTGGGATAATAGCCAGCGATTTCACTTATCCCTTTCCCTCTTGCACGATATGAAGGTACGCATATACCTATCAGAGCTTTATTCGCTAATAATTTTTCAATTACAGAAGGTCCCCATGCACTTTCTTTTCCTGAGAAATTCTTTACAGCATGATCATTTAAATACTTGGCTATTGCATTCAATGAGCGCCTTTCCATCCTGAGTTTAAAAATTAGCTCAATAGTTTTCACCCTGTCGGGGTCTGGAACAAAACCCGTTCTTTTGTCATCTAAGGAGAGCCATCTCGGACAAGACGCCGTCATAATCGTACCTGATTCCAGTGCATCCTGCCGTTTTTTCTTCCATGATAATTTAACCCGACTTGACTTTATCTCGCTTTCTTCATTTGCCCTTTGTGCTATAAGTATGGCTTTTATTAATGAATATGGCTCATTCAAAGAGTCAATATTATAGACTGTATTGTCGCAAAGAGTTATAACATCAATACCGTGATTCAAAATCAATTTCAGACGTTCAATCGCTTCACCGACTTTTTCTCTTGAAAGTCTGTCCAGACTTTCAACTAACAATGTAGTTCCTGGCAATATATAACCATGCTCTATAGCATCTAAAAATTCCGAAAAAGCTCCTGATTGTGCATGCTTTCCTTTGAATGCACTTAATCCTAAATCTTCATATGTTATGGTATCAAGATAATAATCACTATTTACCTTTAACCATTCAGCAATAAGTCTTCTCTGTCGGTTTAATGAGTCACCAGACATCTGACCTGGTGATGAAAATCGCATATATGCTATGGCTTTTTTCATGGTGACACCTGCTAACGTATGCTTTTATAAACCTTAGTGGCGGGATATAATTTTTGTTTAATTTTTATTTAAAAAGACAATTAAGGTCACATTATCTTGAATATACAACAATAATCGTATTGCAATTTTCTTACGCCATAATCTTGAAAGCACAAAAGAACACATAAAAAAATAAAGACATTAACAAAAAGCATAAAACGAGGCTCATATAAATATAAGAGCCTCCATATTTTAGTCGTTTAGAAACAAATTATTTTTAATGTGGTGTGCTTCGTGACAATAGATTAATAACCAACACACCGGCACAAATTAACATCATGCCTATAATGGCTGGCAGGTCCAGCCGTTGGCCGAAAAGTCCCCATGACAGTAAGCTAATCAGGACAATACCGACTCCTGACCAGATAGCATAAGCAATCCCTGTAGGAATATAAGCCAGCGTCTGAGCTAATAACCAGAATGATGCACAATAACAAATAATTGTACCAACAGATGGCCATAACCGTGTAAAACCTTCTGAAAACTTCATTAAGGTTGTACCAATGACCTCTGCAAGTATTGCACCACCAAGATAAATATAAGGGTTCATAGCATATTCTTTCCTGTTCAAACTGGAGAGAATTGTACTACAGTTTGAACTCAACTCACCTGTTTCATCATTGTGTACCCATTGATGTTCTTTTATATACCCTCAATACCCGTTTCATCGCGGCACTCTGGCGACACTCCTTAAAAATCAGATTCGTGCTCACCTTTCCTTCCCGTTCTTCTCTGGTAGCGAACCGGTAATACACCGTTCGCCAGACCTTACCATCAACGACCAGGATTCCTGCCCGGCCATTTTAGCCGCAGCCTGATTTATGCTGGTTACGGTTGCGCCTGTTACCGCGGCAACGTCCTGCGCACAGAAGTTCTTATGAGTCCCCAGGTAATGAATAATTGCCTCTTTGCCCGTCATACACTTGCTCCTTTCAGCCCAAACTTAGCTTTGATTTCTGCGATCTTCGCCAGAGCCTGTGCACGATTTAGAGGTCTACCGCCCATGACAGGAAGTTGTTTTACTGGTTCAGGTATAGCCTCACCACGGTTAATTCGCGCGATCATACAGGACAGTTCATCGGCAGCCTTGCGCCGTAATTCCGCGTCAGTCAGCGCATTGGCTCGCATGTTCTGGTACAGGTTGGTAACCAGCCAGTAGTGCGCGTTTGATTTCCACGGATAAGACTCTGCATCCGGATACAGCCCGCGCTTCCGGCAATACTCGTAAACCATATCAACCAGCTCGCTGGCGTTTGGCAGCCCGGCGGTAACGGATGCTTCTTCCCGGCACCAGGCGACAAACTGCCCGGGTGATGGCAGGAATGGTCGATTCTGCCGACGGGCTACGCGCATTCCTGCGTTAACCTGTTCCATTGTGGTGATCCCGTTTTCCCGGAAAGCCAGAACCCACTGGCGGCGGATTTCGTTCAGTTCATTCTGGTCACGGTTAGCCAGGCTCGCCGGGAAAGTTGCCAGTAACTGGCTGAACACACCGTTGATGATCTGCGCTACCTGCTGTACCTGTGGCTTTTCGTCGTACTGTTCCGGCATGTTGTTGGCGATCCGACGCATCTGCTCACAGTCAAAGTTAACCATTTGTGCGGCGATGTTTTTCATAAATCCACCCCATAAATCCAGTCAGTGTTTGTCAGGTCCAGTTTTGATTTTCCGGCTGTCACTCCAGCCTGTTGCTTGTTACGGTTGATTTCGAGTTGGGTCCACTTGTCACGGAGTTTGGCCGGACTTAGCACGTTACCGGACCAGAAGTTGTCCTGGCATGCCCAGCGGAACAGCACGCACATGTCGCGGTGGTTACGTCCGTCACGTTCACGCATCAGGCGGATATCGTTAGCCCACCCTGCAAAATTCGGTTTTCTGGCTGATGGCGCGATGGTCTTCACCATGTCAAACATCCACTCTGCGGCGGTCAGGTCTTCTGCTGTCCCCCACTTGCTGCCGCTCTGAATTGCAGCATCCGGTTTCACCACAGGAAGATCGTTTTCTGGTTGGTCAGAGGATTCGCCAGAATTCTCGGACGAAAAAGGTTTTATATTGTCTTTTGTTAGTTTGTCTTTTGTGTTTACCTGATTCGGGTAAACGCCTTTACCTGATTTGGGTAAACTTTTTTTACCTGATTCAGGTAAATTTACCTCTTTCAGGTAAACTTTATTTTTCTTACCTGATTCGGGTAATGTTGACCATTCACTGACCACATTATTAATGCCGGTATTCCGCCCGCTCTGAATAAAAATCCCACGCTTTACCAGAACACTTTTTGCAGCAGAACACTTGTGCGGCAATATCCCGGTTAATTCGGAAAGTTGCTCGTTGCTAACCCAATCCAGTTTTTTATTAAAGCCATATGTTTTGCGCATGACAGCCAGAAAGACCAGAAGCTGGTGCTGTGTTAATCCGGCCAGCATCACAGCTTCCAGCAACTCATTTGCAATGCGCGTATAACCATCATTGTCAGCGCCAATGATATAAGACAGTAATTCACCATTTGGATTGTCCGCTCCACCCAACATGTTGTTTCCTTAAGGTTCCTACACCACAAAGGGAACACTCATGCTGAGCAGAGAGGATTTTTACATGATAAAGCAAATGCGCCAGCAAGGTGCGTATATTGTTGATATTGCCACTCAGGTTGGTTGCTCTGAGCGGACCGTCAGACGGTACCTGAAATACCCGGAACCTCCGGCCAGAAAAACACGCCACAAAATGGCCAAACTCAAGCCGTTCATGGACTATATAGATATGCGTCTGGCTGAGAACGTCTGGAACGGCGAGGTCATCCTGGCGGAAATCAAAGCGATGGGTTATACCGGTGGCCGTTCCATGTTGCGCTACTACATCCAGCCCAAACGTAAGATGCGGCCATCGAAGAAAACGGTTCGCTTCGAAACTCAGCCCGGTTACCAGCTACAGCATGACTGGGGAGAAGTTGAGGCTGAGGTTGCCGGGCAACGATGCAGGGTTAACTTCGCGGTTAATACGCTGGGGTTCTCACGTCGCTTCCATGTCTTCGCGGCACCAAAGCAGGATGCTGAACATACCTATGAGTCACTGGTCCGCGCCTTTCGCTACTTCGGCGGTAGCGTGAAAACCGTGCTGGTCGATAACCAGAAAGCCGCAGTGCTGAAAAATAACAACGGGAAGGTGGTGTTCAACTCCGGGTTCCTGCTGCTGGCCGATCACTATGGCTTCCTGCCACGGGCCTGCCGTCCACGAAGGGCCAGAACCAAAGGTAAGGTTGAACGGATGGTGAAATACCTCAAGGAAAACTTCTTCATCCGGTACCGCCGGTTCGACAGCTTCGCCCATGTTAACCAGCTACTGGAGCAGTGGATGGCTGACGTTGCTGACAGGCGAGAACTTCGCCAGTTCAGGCAGACACCGGAACAGCGCTTCACGCAGGAACAGGAGCATCTGCATCCGCTGCCGGGTACGGACTTCGATACCAGCTATTTCGATATCCGTCATGTCTCCTGGGATGGCTATATCGAGGTTGGCGGGAACCGTTACAGCGTACCGGAAAGCCTGTGTGGCCAGCCGGTATCAATACGGATCTCGCTGGATGATGAACTACGGATCTACAGTAATGAGCAACAGGTAGCATCGCATCGTCTCTGTTCGGCTGCATCCAGCTGGCAAACCGTGCCGGAGCATCACGCCCCACTCTGGCAGCAGGTCAGTCAGGTGGAACACAGACCGTTGAGTACGTATGAGGAGCTGTTGTGATGCATGAACTGGAGACACTGCTGAGTCGTCTTAAAATGGAACATCTGGGCTACCACGTTGAAAGCCTGCTGGAGCAGGCGGCCAAAAAAGAACTGAACTACCGCGAGTTCCTGTGCATGGCGTTGCAGCAGGAATGGAACGGGAGGCATCAGCGCGGTATGGAGTCCCGGCTGAAACAGGCCCGCTTCCCGTGGGTCAAAACGCTGGAGCAGTTCGACTTCGGCTTCCAGCCAGGTATCGATCGTAAGGTCGTCCGTGAGCTGGCCGGGCTGGCGTTCGTGGAGCGTAGCGAGAACGTGATCCTGCTGGGTCCGCCCGGTGTGGGTAAAACGCACCTGGCAGTCGCTCTCGGGGTAAAAGCGGCGGACGCTGGTCATCGGGTACTGTTCATGCCACTGGATAAGCTGATCGCCACACTCATGAAGGCAAAACAGGAAAACCGGCTGGAAAAACAGCTACAGCAGCTTGGTTATGCCCGGGTACTGATACTGGATGAGATAGGCTATCTGCCGATGACCCGCGAGGAAGCCAGTCTGTTCTTCCGGTTGCTGAACCGTCGATATGAAAAAGCGAGCATCGTGCTGACGTCAAATAAAGGGTTCGCCGACTGGGGAGAGATGTTCGGCGATAACGTGCTGGCAACGGCAATCCTGGATCGACTGCTCCACCACTCAACCACACTGAACATCAAAGGAGAAAGCTACCGATTAAAGGAAAAACGCAAAGCGGGAGTGCTGGCAAAAAACGCCACGCCAATCAGTGATGATGAAATGGCGGAAAGCGGACAACATTAATGACCAATAGCGGACATTAAAAATGGCGAAAAACGGCCAATAATCTT